GCGGCGGCGCTTGTTTTCGGAGTTTCCAGTTTCATGTTTTCGGGTGCGACGGACCAACCATGCGCTCCAGCGAACGGCGGCATCGCGTCTCGGTTTCAATCGGGCCGTTTCGTGGCCGCCGTCGCTGAGCTTGGGTCGTTAGCACGCCTAGCCTTCTCCTCTTGCATCTGATCCCAGAACATCAGCCCGGATTCAGAGAGCCGACGCGCTCTGGTTTTCCGGGAGTCTTGGCAGACTTGTTCGAGCAGTCCTCGATAGAACGTCTTTTCCTGCTCTATGCTTTTGGCTGTGTCCACGTCCACGGCGTAGAGGTAGCCGCTCCCCTGTTCCGAGCAATGGAGCACTTCGATTTTGGCTTTGTCGCAAATCGGCGTGCTAACAAGCGGATGTACACGAACAGCCGCCCCGCTCTTGGCTTCGGCTACGCGCTTCTTGATTCGATTGGTTTTCTTGCTCATAAAGTCATCTTCCGGGCGGCTGTCGGTGATCCGCAGCGTTCTGCCTTTGGTGCCTTTGGTGCCTTTGGGTGGCCATAGGTCAATTCCGCTGCGTCCACCCGCCGCCCCCCTGCATCTGGCTCGCCGCCGGGTCCAGGTAATACAGCGGCGCCGCCAGCGCATACCGCGTCGCGTCCACAAAATCCTTGTACGGACTGTGCGCGTCCCCGTCGAAATTCAGCCAGCACCGGATCACATTCCGGCAGCGGTCGCTCACGAACAATCGCGGCCGGTTCTCCGCGCTCAACCCGCCCTCCCGCTCCGCCCGCGCCGTGTCATACCGCAGCATGTCCACAATCAAATCGTAATCCGTCTCCCCGATCGCGTTCAGCCGCAGGCTCGCCGGCTGAAAATACATCGGCCCGAAATCCGCGTCTTCGCCCGTGTGATCCTCGGAGAACAAATTGAACAAATCCCGCACCCCGGCCGCCGTCCCCGCCGCCGTGGCAAACGCCCGCGGATCCCCCCAGCGGCTCTCCGCCGGCACGCCGTGCGCCCGCTCGCGCTCCCGGATATGTTTCTTATACCAGCAGTTCCCCGCGTGCGCGTGCGCCGTGTTGCCCTCGCCCGGCTCCCCGTTCGCGTTCACCCATTCCCCTTCCGCGTCCGCCCGCGGGCTTTCATCGAACAGATAGCTCGTCCCATCCGCCGCCGTCCCGATCCACACCATCGCGTAACTCCGCGCCGTGTGCGGGTCCGCCCCCAGCCGCGTGGTCAGTTTCTTTTCCGCCAGCAACTTCGCAATCCCGTCATGCGGGATCACATGCACGCCCGGCTCAAAATTTCCGATCTTCGCCCCCATGATCCGCTCGATCCACCCGAACATCCGCACCCGCGCCTTCCACTTGGGCAGCCCTACGCACTTGTCAAACACCTTCGGGCAGGCCGCATTCCACCGGCTGCCCTGCGCCAGAAACGGATTCCAATGCGTCCACCCGAAAATCACCCGCTGCGCCGGATTCAACGGCTGCATCACAAACGGCATATGCCCCGGCGGACACCCCTTCACCTGCACCGCCGTCACGTCCAGCTCCGGAAACGTCAGCGCCGGATTCACCCCGCCGCCGGCCGGTTCGCCGTCTCCCCGTTTCGCCGTCTCGCCCTTTCCTTCTTCCCCCAGCAGCCAGTCCCACTGCATTGGCAGCGTCTGCACCACCCGCGCCCCCTCGAGCACCTGGGCGAACACCGCGTCGTAACCGTCAATGCTGGTCAGCAAATAACAAATCTTCCCGCCCGACTTCCCCACGCTCCCTTTCCCGGTCCGGAACCGCAGCTTCTCGATCAGCGTCAGCGGCGCCCCCTCGTCAATCACCGCCAGGTCGAAATCCCGGCCCTCGAACGTGTCCTCCTTCTTCTCGTATTGCGCCACCGTCCCGAACCAGGCCACGCTCTTGTTCACCGCCAGCACCATGTCCGTGAACCCGCCCGTCAGCGAATAATTGATCTTCGTGCTCTGCCGCAGCGCCCGCTTCTTCTGCGGCCCGGCGTCCATCAGCCGCAGCGACCGCGGCAGATACTTGTAAACCGCCGCCTGTTGAAACGCCTTGCTGCACGTCTCATTCTGCGCAATCGCCAGCACCCGCACCCCGCGCCGCGCCAGCAGCCATTCCACTATCAGCCGGCCCCCAAACTCCGTCTTGGCGCTCCCCGTCCCGCCCGGGATATACACCTCGTCATGCGTCACCAGCGCCCGCTCGATCTCCGCCCAATGCGCCAGTTTCCAGCCGTACTTCAGCGGGTCCGCCAGCGCCTGCGCCCGGCGCTCCGCCCGCTCCGCCACATACTTCACCAGCTCCGCCTCGCCCCCGGGTTGCGCCAGCACCCGCGCGCACTCCGCCCGCGACAGCGGCGGATACCGCCGATCCAAAAACGGATGCGGCGCGCCCCAGGGCGATGGTAAGGTCTCGGCGTTCATGCTTCAATCCCTCCGTTGCACCGCCGCCGTGCCCCGGCGCCGGCAATCCAATTCCTCGGCCACGCAATGCAGCCGCCGCGTGGCCGCCAATAGTTTGGCGCTTTCCGCCGCCGTCATCGGCTCGCGCCGATGCCACAGCGCCCGCAGGATGGCGGTGGCCTCCACCGCGTCCGCCGACCCGTCAAAGATCAGCCGTTCGGTCGGCGTGTGATAGTTCGGTTCGTTCATGGTTTTCCCATCCTGAACCTTGATTAAGTCCTGTCGGTCGCTCATGCTTCCTCCTCCGGCGCCGCCGCATACCCGCGTTCCCCCGCCGCCGCCGCTTTCACCCCGCGCTGCTTCAGCCATACGTTCCAATCGTGGTAATGCGTGCACGCCGTCTCGAACAGCAGTTGCACCACCTTGCCGCTCGGACCATATCGCGCTTTGGCCACCAGCCCGTTGATCTGCGCGTAGCGCGTGCTCCAATTCGCGTCCCCCGTCGCCTCCTCAATCGTCTGCTCCAGCTTTTCCCGACGTTCCTTCGTCAGCTTCGGCTCATACAGGAACATCACCACGTCCGCATCCTGCTCGATCGCCCCGCAATCCTTCAAATCCGCCAGCCGCGGCGTCCGCAGCGCGTCCTTCTCGTAATCCCGGTTCATCTGCGCCAGCACCAGGAACGGCACCCCCAATTCCTTGCCCAAACTCTGCAATTCACCCGAAATCTCCGTCAATTCCTGCACCCGATCCGGCTTCGACCGCTCCCGGCCGCTCCGCAACAACTGGATGTAGTCCAAAATGAATAGTTTCACCCCCGCCGACCGATGCAGCCGCCGCGCCTTCGCCTTCACCGTCTCAATCGTGCAGCGGCTCTCGTCATCAATCAAAATATTCGACCCTTTCTCCAGCAACAGCGCCTCCACCTGCTCCATCTTGGCCAGATCCGCCTTGCTGGCGAACCCCGTCCGCCAGTTTTGGATGTTCACCCCGCTCCGCTGCCACAACATCCGCTCCACCAGCGCCTCCGCCTTCATTTCCAGGCTGAAAATGCACACCGGATGACCCACCCGCCGCTCGTGCAAAGCGTCCCCATCCGCGTTCAACTGCGGTTTGCCGTCCGGATACAGCACCGGCTCCCACCACACATGATCAAACGCCACATGCAACGCAATATCCGTCGCCAGACTCGTCTTGCCCAGACCCGGCCGGCTCGATAACACCACGTAATTGCCGTGCTTCCCCCCAAACCCGCACAGCACCTTGTCCAAATACTCCAGCCCCGTCGTCAACCCCTGGATTTGCGCGTGGCCGCGATGATAATTCCGCACGTCCCGCATCACCCCGGGCAGATAAAACGGCACCGGCCGCTCCGCGCTCGAACTGGCGTCCTCGCTCAACTTCAGAATCGCCCGCTCCGCCTCGCTCAAAATCAGCTTTGTGTCCGGTTGCTCCGCGTAGATTCTCGACACCGCCTCGCCCGCAATCCGCAACATCTGCCGCTGACGATACTTCTGCTCCAAAATGTCCGCATACACCGGCCAGTTCGCCGCGCTCGGTGTCGCCTCCTGCAACTCCAGCATGAACGCCAGCGGATCCTCGATCTCCTTCAACTTGCCGCTGTCCAGCAGCCATTGCCGCGTCGTCAGCTCGTCAATCGCCACCCCGCGCCGCGCCATGTCCTCGAACGCCCACCACACCAGTTGCTGTCGCACTTCGTAAAACCAGAGCCGATCCACCCCGCGCTCCGCCAGCCCGCTCATCACCTTCTCCGGCTCCCGCAATACGCACCCCAGCAACGCC